ATCTATTATTGGGCCTTTTATCTCAGCAGGTATGTGTTTAGGATCTGTTTTACCCCATTTACCTTCTACATTAATTGCTCGTAATTGCATCTCCCTTAACTCGTCAAGAGCCCCATCTCCTATATATAAATTCTTTTTATCTGGAACACAAGATAGCGCATACTCATTATCTCGATAAATGTTTACTGTAAAAGCATTTAAATAATAATTACTCATACTGCCAAGCTGAGTCCAATTGGTTGTGTGAGGTAAGACATATGCGGCTCGTAAAGTTATTACACTTGTAGTAGGGTCGGCTGTTTCCACCTCAATGCCAGTATAAAGACTCGCCCGCCTAGTAAGTAAATTTATTTTTTGTGAAATACTTGTAGAAATAGATGAATAGGTTGCAATTTCATCCGAATCATAATGGCTTTGTAAATACAAATGATTGAATGCGTAAAATTCAATTCCGTATGGTCTTAGAAGTGTTGATGCATCCAAATCATATCCAATAGATATAAATCCAGATCCATCCGTATCTGAAACTAAAGAAAGCATATCATTATCATAACTCGTTTTGAAACTGTACGTTCTGGAATCAGCAATAAAATTAAGATCGGACGTATTGCCCGATGTTGATTCCATATTAATATCTCCGCCAACCTCAACAACAATACCACCACCAGACTTTAATGTAAGCGCATTTGCAGAGGACAAAGAGATAATAATATTTGTTCCATTAAATAAAAAGTACTCATCAGAACCACCTCCAATATATTTCTTATATACTCCGCCATCTAAACCTTCAAATATTCCAGCAGCAGCACCAGCAGCGGTTACATTGGAGCCACCCATCTTAAACCACTCATTATCAAGATCTAATCTAAACCCAGCAGCAGCAGCCCAATTGTTTGATGAAATCGCACCGGTTTGAATCTTCCCAGCCTCTAAGGTATAAATATGGGCATTTAAAACCGCGAGTTCTTGAATATAAGCCGATCCTATCACTTGGTTTGCAATCGCATTCCATGCGAGGCTGGCCTCTCCATCTATATTGGTGGCAATAATAAAATCATCATTATCTAAGGGTACATTGGCTTTCGGGTGGGTGTCGGATGAACTATAGGTCGCTGCACCGTTTATCCAGTAGATATATTTTTTGTCAGTGTTGCCACCTGTTATCGGGTAGGAAGCTCCATTATATTTAATTGAGTGGGTATTCCAGGTTACAGAACTTCCGTCAGGAGTATCATTTGTCCATGTATCGCTATCTAGGATCGGGATCTTCGTAAATATTTTCGAAGCAGTGATTGCAAAATCGCTGATATCGGTTGGCTGAACGTTCAATCCCTCTGCAGATCCACTCGAACTTTGTGTCGAAGATTCATTTCCAAAAGTATCAACGGCCTTGACCTCTATATATATGGTTGCATCTTCGCCATGGTCATCGATATTGGTACTTGTAAGGTTGGAATTATAATATAAATCAGTTGTTTTTTCCCAATCAGACCACCCATCGGTTTCCACTTTAACTCGGTAAGAATAATAATCCAGATCGAGTTCGGTATTTTTTAACCATGAAAACCTTACGCCGCGCATCCATGGTGTTGCCGATAATCCTGATACAGCAGAAGGCGCTGGATTTGAAACCCTGAGCTTTGATGGATCCACCGATTTTAAATTTGCGAGCTCATTGAATCCCCATACCCAAATCGTGAAAGAACTCGAAGCGGTTCCGTTATCTAAAAAGTTTTTTTCGTAAGTATAGGTATAAAAATTGTCGGATAGAATCTCTTTTCTTTTCTTAATGCCACCAACCCATATCTCAACAATATATTTGTAATTGGCATCATCATAATACTGGCCGGCCCCCAAGGGTTCTTCACCTGCCGGTAATTTTCCGGCACCAGAAGTAAGAGAAGTTTTTTTCCACACAAATTTGGGATCTCTGGTTGTAAACTCGGTTGTGCTGAGGGTTGATTCACCATCAAGCCTCAAGCCATTTACATTTGGTGGCTTAAAGCTGTTCCATGAAATTAAAACACTGTCTGTAATCGGTGCCATATTCGCCATACCAGCCTTATTGTATGATATGGCTTTGATATAATAGGTGAGCCCAGGCTTTAGCTCCACAACCTCGATATCGCCAGATCCCTTAACGTTTGTCCTAAGTGTACTCCAGTTCTTATAATCAAGGCTCACATAAAAATCTACATGATGCCAATTCACATCAGCAGGAATCGAAAATGAAATATAGAACCCGGGCTGATTCGCCATTTCGGTTAAAGATAGATTCACGATATTTAATGGAGGCCCTGATGGATTTGGGAGGCTACTATAGGTAGGTTCAGGAATGGCTACTCCAGCAGTATCCAGATATTTATTTGAAGATTCGGTTAGGCATACTAATTTGCATTCCTGGCCAGAAGATTTCGTAATTGCAATAACCTTGAAAGGCTTTGAATCAATTGATGCAGCTCCATATGTAAAAACAGAATCCTTTATCGGTGTTACAGAAAAGGCTCCGCTGATATTTAATGTTCTGTTGTTGTTTGTAACGCTCGTTACGGTTTTTACTTCGAGTGTTCCGCTTGGCAATCGAACCCTTACCTGATAACTCGCCGAATATGTTACATCTATGTTTGTTGTAATTGAACTGGATGTCGCAGATACAATTCTTCCACCTACCCCCCATGCAAAAAGATCGTTCTGAAACCTGATGGTGTCACCTGGCTCACACTTGATTGTATCTCGGTCAGCATCATATTCAATGATCTGATCGCATTCCTTTTCACAATTCAGTGCATACTTTCCATCTCGAATGAGTTGGGATATTCTACATGTTCCACGTGCGTTTATGGTCTTTTTTCTAAGAGGCTTGCTATCGGTCCATTCATCTTCATCCGGTATTTCTCTGGTTTCAACAGCATATTCTCTGTTTGGATTAGAATACTGAAGTTCAATTAAATTTGCAGTCTGGCTTTGTTTTATCCATGTCGTTTTTAGCGATTTCGGATTCATATTGCTGCTATTAAATAATTGAACCGGGTCTTTGCTACGATCTATAACCGGCTTATATGATTTACCGGTAGGAATAAACCACCCCCTGAAATTCTGTGATAGCAACCTCAAGCTTTCTTGTGCGGTCGTAAATCTGCTAATAGATAGGTCCATTTCAAATCGATGATCTGTCCCACCACTCAAATCATCAACAAGTTCCCAGCAATACTTAGCTTCTGTCCTGGCGGTTACGTCATCGAAATGGTCGCTATCAATGTATTCTCCTATACCGTATCTTTTATTCAATATAAAATCCCTGGAGCACCAGATAGGATGTTGTGACCATTGAGTAACAAAAGTGCCTTCATCTGTGCAAGTTGCATCATTAGATATTTTTTTATAAACGCCGGCACCATCATCCCAATAACAATCACCATATGTCTGCTCAACCGCAGCTATTGTTAATTTGGGAACCTCTATTTTCTTACCCCTCAATAAAATTCTGACGCTAGGCGTGGTTCCCTGTAATTGTTCAGTAGATTCTAGCTTAAGTCCGAGAACAGCAGTATTTCTATAAGCAATATTTTCAAAAACGGTTTCTGTAACGCCTACTAGATACAGATCGCCACCTTTTGTAAACGATGTGAATTCGGGAGTTATTCGTGAAATCCTTATTTCATATTGTCCGGACGCAATGGCGCTTCCCTGATCAATCACCGTTGATATTGCTATTTCTCCTATCGAACATGCCGCTGGATAAACTCCCTGAGAAGGTCCATTGCCGGCTGTTATCAAGAAACGATAATATCGATACGTCGTAGTATTTGTGAATGATTTTTTGAATTCAGCCGAACATCCAGGTTCATCGATATCGCTTTGTGTATCTAAAGTTACCCAGTAAGAATCATCGTTACTTCCCTGGAAAGACCAATCTCTCGGAAAAGGTCTGTACTTACACCTTTCGTATATCGAAGTACTACCGTCTCTTAGCCTGGCTTCACCAGTTGCTTTTTGTGCATCCGTATATTTTGTATTTGTTAAAGTATATCTTGTTGCTGCTTGTTCATTTCCTGCGCCTAAATCATATTTAATCCATTGCGGAGTGACCACCGATGGGGCATACGGGGTCAGCCATCCATCCGGGCTATTTATTATGGCATCAAATGCATTAAGAACTGGAGTCATCTTCCAGAAAGCGCTTGCAGTTGCAGTTCCGTCTGCACATATATTTCCTGAATCATAGAGATGGTATGGTATTCTATGGCCATAATAAATAGCCGATTTAGATTCTCCAGTTATATGCAAATTAGTGCCGCAGTCAGTCCAAGATGGAGCCCCTACTAATTTATATTCGAGCTTATATTGGACCGTGTTTTCCTGCAATGCTCCTTTGGTATCTTGGATATATAAATTTGGAACCATCAACTGAACTTCAAACTGATCAATGTCCGTACCGGTTGTTGTATAAGTTACCGGGGTTCCGTACATTATTCTTTGGCTATCAGAATAAAAAGTCGAGATGTTGTGGAAGCCGGGCATTGCGGTTTGATGTTGTGTTCCTAATCGATAGTCATATAATACTCCTTGATACCTGGATAAAAATTCTCCGTTTATTTTAATCCATGGATAATCAGCATTGCTTGAAATAACACCGGATTCGTCCTCTTTCAATATTCCTTCGATCTCGCCTTCACCAAGCGCAATTAACATATAAAGATAATTCGCTTTTTCGGCGTCTGCATCAAGCTCTCGAGCAATATATTGCATTATCAGGGTTCCGGATGTCGAATATTGACCATATATAACCCCAACCGGTCCATCAGGTTGAGTTACCATCATGGATCCAGTCCATGAATAATCGGGACCCTGAGATAGATCATCAACAACCCCAGGAATTTTTGGCACTGTTAGAGGAAACATAACGGATTGGACCATTGATCCCAGGGCATAGCCAATAACTGCGCCTTTTAGCACGGCTGCTGACATTATTGCTGTACCCGCTGGAGCATTGAAATATGCTACAACAGCCCCAATAACCAGCCCAACCCATGGCAGGGCATCGTGCCCCATCCTTGGATAAAGCCTGATCTCATCCTTTTCAACCAAATAAAAAAGATGCCAGTCTTCCGGATGAACAGGCGTATTGTTTACAGATGCACAAACTTCTATTCCATAAAGTTCTTTGCATGCAAATATAGCTTTGCTTAGGTTTTTCTCGGCTACCCAATCCTTCTTGAACAGGATATCTTTATCAAGTGCCGATTTATATGCGATCAATGAGGGCATTTTTTTTAATCCTGTAAAATCCGTGAAATCTTTTTTTCCAAAGATGATCTGTCATTTTCTCAATAACAGGATGAGGCACACTTCTTCTAGTATTGTTTGAAATATGAAAAAATCTGATGTCATCCAGCATTATTCCGATATGGTCCTGAACATTTCCTTTGATATCCGTAAAGGTTACAAAGCAATGTTTTTCAGGAGTCACTATTTTTTCACAAAGTTTTTGCAGTTCATTTATTTCCGGAAGAATTAATCCTGCTTCAACTTTTTTGAATAATTGCACAAGGCCATAACAATAAACTCCGTCAAAATCTTTTCCATCTTCCTTGAAAGGAATCCCTAAATATTTATCGGTTATAGCATCAGCCATTAAAAAAATACCCTTTTTGTTCCAATTCCCGGGAACCCGCCAAAATTAATCACGTTATCTTTTGAAGCACAATCTGTCTTAATCTTTTTGCAAACCCTGTCAGAAAAAGCTGAAAGCCATTCTCCTTGAACACTAGACGCCCTGCAATCACTAGCATTATATCTCTTATAGCAATGATCCCTTCTCATTACTCTTTGTGGAACCGTAACGCCTGCAATCGCTCCTTTGGTGGTTAATTCAAAATAAACGACTTCTTGCTCACTGTCTGTTGTGGCGCCATCAATGTAAAACACATCGAGATTATAAGCAGATGCATTGGCGAGATAATCAATCGGAACCTCGAGTCGTCGCACTCGATATCCCTTCATCCCCTTCTCGTTTTCCATATATGCAAGAATTACTTGATCAGCGCCTCCAACTATCAAGGCAACCGATGGTATTTTGCTGCCATCATCCAGCTCGATATCATCCATAACAATCGGTGCGGGAGAGTACGTCTGTGGGGTCGTGGTTTCTGGTATGAAATAATTTATGGTTGCGTTATACCCGGAATAGTATTGATACCCAACTACAGGTGATGCCGTTACCTGAACCTCAAATAAATTGACGATTCCGGAGGATTCAACCTCGTTTATTGCAGCCAGAAATGAAGCATTAAAATTTTTCATCCACTCCCCCTTTGGGAAAACAAAATTTCCCCGGAATAGAAGGGGCCATACTCATCATTATTTTCCAAATTCCATTCACCAGTAGGCTGTAATCCTCCAAGGCTGTCTTCGGCATAAAAACATTCATATACAGGCATTACAAATTGCCTGAAGGTATCGTAACTCATCACAGGGCTGGCACTTAAAGTTATTTTTCTGGTTATTTCATCAATTGCAGATATAGTAAATTCCTCATATCTGAAAATATTATATGCTCCTGGATGTAATGTCCCGGTAACAACAGTCAAGGTTTTCGCGGTATTTGTTGAGGCATTAAAAACCCGTCCATTTGTGTCCATAACTTTATGATTCTGCCATTCATCAGGAACCCATACCTTTGTTCTGTCAGTTAGTACAGGCCCGGATGCCTCACTGTCATTTCCGTAATCAAATGAATCGTACCAGAGCATAATCCGGTTCCCACCATCTCCAGAATTTACACTCAGACGACTTACATTATTAAGTGTTATATAGCCTTTGCTGTCTATAGCCTTAACTATTTTTGGCTCATTCCAATGAACAAGTTTGAAAGAATGAAGACCACCATCAACAGATGCATTATGATTTTCGATTATCCTATATTGGCGGTTTGAAAGCTTATCAAAACTATATGTTATATTATGAAAAACTTCTTGTTGTTTCCTGGTTGACATAATATTTTGACCCATCAGATTTCTCGATGTCATCCTATACGCAACTCTATGGCTAAATTTTGGCTGTAGAATTACCGGGAAGTAGATCACCTCAGCCTCCTATCTTCCTGCCGTCTCGCTCTGCCGAGACCTGCTATTGATACCTCAGAAACAGCCTTTGCTCCTTTGGTTCTAATCATTTTATCGAAACTCTCTGCGTCATTTGCGGCGATATAATAGCTATACTTTCTATTATCCACCATGGTCGGGCCTGAAGGCATCTGGCCGGTACGGTTCATCTGGTCTAAATTTTGAACCCCGATAGATCTTACAGAACTATCTTTAACAACATATTCGCCTCTTTTAAGAATTTTTAAGAGCTCATCACTTTTTATCCCGCCACTATGCATCTTTCCTATTTGCAAACCACCGGTATGAGCAGTACCAGCATTCCAGGCTGGCGACCCAGCAGAAACACCGGATGATGATCCAGCAAAAGCCCCTGCAAGACTAGATAGCCCCATTTGAATCTTCGCCATTGCCCATTGTGCCGCAATATCTGCAATATATCTTTTTACGATATCTGTGAATGCTTTCCAATAATCTGATGCAGTCTTTAATTCATTGGTCATGGCATCAAAAAATACGTCTGACATAGTATCTTTCATTTCGAGCATGGTTTCTTTTGTGGCTTCTTTCCATAGCTTGTATTGGTCATTTATTTCCTCCAGGGCTTCATCAAAACCTTTCTTGATGCCACCATGAATATCGCTCGGTTTGTGGCCGAGAGCTTCTTTTTTAACTAGAACCAATTCTTTAAATTTAGCAATTAACGCATCTAATTGATCAATTTGTTCCTGGATTGCAGGATCTTTTATGATCCCTGCTGCTATTTCATCCCTGTATTCCTCCATCAGTTTTATTTTGTCTTTTAGTAACTCTTTTTCACGCTTAAATTCAGCTTCACCAAGCCATTCCCTATAATCTGCTTCGTCAAGTTCATTCATCTTTGCTTGTTTTAACAATTCAAATTCTGTGTTTCGATATTCTTTTTCATAATCTATAAGTTTTTTGTGTAGTTCTTCTGATATTTTTGCTCGATCTGCGCTTCCCTTTGCTTCTTCCTGAATTTCTCTTGTGTATAGATCTCTAAGGTTTTCGAATCGCTCCTTTTCAAATTCAATCATATCCTTAAAGTCTTCATCAGACATTTCCGCTGCAGTTCCACCTGTTTTTTTCGATCTACCAGGTGTTACCTTTATTTCTCCGAGCAAAACTTTGAGTTTAACTAATTCTGCTTGGTACGCTCTTAACTTTGCAGCATCAAACTCAAAAATCTCAGGTAATCCTAGCTCCGACATACCACCACCACGACGATTGCTTTCCATCTCAGAAATAGCTGATTTTAACCACTCAACCCTCTGTTCTCTCGCTAATTTTGTGGCCTCTTTCTTCTCTTTGTTTAATTCCTTTGTGATATCAATTATTTCCCTCATTGAAACTTTCTCTCGATCCATATATCTGAGAAGTTCCGGATAATCCTTTGCGTAATCAGCTAAAATTTCTAATTTTTCCTCCCTTGTCTTATTCTCATCTTCCAGAAGAGATTCAAGCTTAGACAAGTCATCAATTTCTCTTATTAATTGGTCCGTTACTTTTTTATAGGTTTTCCCATAAGCATCCCATAGCCGTATTCCTATGGTTAATGCTGCTGTAACTGCGCCAATGGCAAGGATGGCTGGATGTATGCTTCCGAGAAACACATATAAACCAGCCAAAGCATTTGTGCTGATCAAGCCAAAAGCCATCATAGCACCGTTAAATGCTATAAAAGCGACTGTCCCAATAGCCAATGCTGGCGCGAGTACTTTAATGGCATCAATAAAAGCCATCAAAAGCTTTGTTGTCCTTATAATTGCAGGTTTTGCATATTCAAGGCCCTGCACAATTCCAGCCTGTATTGAATGACCCAATAAAATAATCTGATTTTTCATGCCTTCCATGGAACGATTAAACATAACATCAAGGGCTGCTGTATCAGTTATTGATTTTTTCATTTTATCAATAACATCGGTTCCCTGATTTAAAAGTGCGGTCAGGGTTCTGGCCGGCCTTACCCCAATACCTTTAAATATTTTCTCGATATCAAAGCCAGCTCCTTGCAGCCGATTCAATACAGTAAAGAAATCGTTGGTTATTAAACTCACATCATTCATGGTTAAGCCAACGCTATTTAATTGTTTTTTGAAGCTTTCGGTTGGCTTGAGGAGTGTTGTAAATAGTTGCGTCAACCCTGTTCCTATTGTTGAGGCTTTAATACCAGCCTGCCTTAGAACAGCAACGGTTGCGGCAAGATCTTCAATAGACATCCCTAGTTGTGCAGCCATGCTCGCGGTATAATTAAAAATAGTTCCGATATCTTCGACTTCTAACTTAGAATAATTAAGAGCTGCACCTAAAACATTTCCAACTTTAGCGGCGTCTTCTGCTGAAAATTTCCAAACATTTAGGGCTGTTGTCATAAATTGAACGGCTTCTCCAGCATCGGCTCCCGTAGCGGTTGTTATTTTATATATTGTCTCTAAAACCTTGGCCGATTCGGTGGCATCCAATCCGGCCTGCCCAAGAGTTTTTAAGGTTTGTGCAGTCGCAATTGCTCCCATTGTCGAAGATGTGAAAGCATTTAAAGCAGCCTCTCTCATTTCTTTATAACCAGTCGTGGTTGCCTGAACAATAGCTGCAGCATCCTTTAACTCTTGATTGAAATTCATAAAGACTTTGATTGATTCACTTATAGCCCCGATAACCCCAAAAATAACGGCTCCGGATGCAAGCCATGCTGCTTGAGATAACGCCATAGCCTTCATGCCTGAAAGAGACCATCGCTCCATGGCTCTTCTTGAATCACCCATAGCCCCTGTTTGCTTTCTAATTTCAGCCTGAGAATGAGCGAGTCTTTTTGCTAATTTATCATATCTTTCTGATGCTATTTGGGTAGTTGACGCATTTTTGAAAGTTGTCGTTTCCAACCGTTTCATCTGTTGGGTTGTTAATTTTGCTATTTTTTGATGATCCAAAGTTGTAAGATTCATCTTCTGAAAAGCTTTTGTGGAAGTATCGGATGTTATTCCCATGTTACGCAATGCAGAAGTCGCATTTTTAGTCATCTGTGTGGAATCAACTCTTGTTTTAATTACTTCTCGTTCTTTCTCAATTACTCTTTGTAATCCATCGGCAGTTGTTTTTATTTCCCCCCTTAATTTTGATTGCACCAATGCTGATCTATTTGCCGTTTCATAAAATAGTTTACCATTTTTACCGGCAGCATCCATGGCCAAAGACATTTTACCAACAGCGTTATTTACAGAAACAAATTCTTTTTGGATTTGGCTTAATCGGAAAGGATCTCCCTTGAATTTACTAAAGAGAGTTTCGAAATCTTTGGTCATTCTTGGAACAGTTCCACGCAATTTGCTAAAAGATTCGGAAACCTCCTTAAATACGAGTTTAGCATTTTTATCCAAACCCATACTGGAGGCTGATTTAAATGCATCCTTCTGCATCGAGGCTGTTTTTTTAGCTGAATTCGCAATCCACGCATGCAGCTTGGTCATCTCATTTCTAAGCTTTGTTGCACCATCTCGATATGATGCCAAATTAACGTAATACG